GTTAGAGGCAGAGCTTGCAGACTGCTACGATAGAATAAACGGAATGTATGAGTTTTTTGAAGATGCTGAGAAAAGAGCGCAAGTATTTTGTTATGAGATGAAAAAGGTGGGGGAATAATGGAACTTAAAGATATAGTATGCGATTTTGAGTATGCGGTTGAGTTATCAAATCTAGGTGTGGGTTCATATAAGAGTAGTTTGTTTTTTTACGATAGCGCGGAAAATCTAACATTGTGGAAAAACACTACATGTCCAATTTTTACGAACACTTACACAGTCGCAGAGCTTGGGGAGATGTTGCCTAAAGAGATTAATTTCTGTCATGAGAAACACGACATTCAATTCTTTAAAATGGGCAACAGGAAGAGTTATTATCATTCTAGGTTAGTTGGTCTTAAACATTGTATGGATGTAAAAGAAGCTAACAGTAGAGCGAAACTTTTAATATGGCTAATCGAAAACAATCTTGTAAACGTGGAGGAGTTGAATAATGGCGAATAAAACAAAATGGTGTAAACGGTGTAAAAGTCGCGTGAATGCACATCAAGATAGCAGTGAGCAAGGATGTTTGTTGATATTCGGGCATTTATTTATGTGCTTGTTAACTGGTTTTTTATGGTTGCCCGTTTGGCTATTATGCTCTATGTACAATAATAATCCGTATTTATGCCCGTTTTGTAATGAGGTGTGTAAATGATTTGGGTAAGTATATTATTGTTTATATCGGCATTGTTCAACGTGATTTATTGCCTTAGAATTTTGATGAAGGATGAGTATATAAGAAGGGCTGATAATGCGGTTAAGACGCTGAGAGATCGTATTGAGGAGTTGTTGAAGGAGCTTGAAAGATATGAATAATTTTTATAACGTAAACGGAATTGACATAAGGTTGAGTGATGTTTTTGCGGTGTCAGATATTCATGAACTTGTGTGCACACATAGTAATTATGTTAGAGAAGATTTAGTTTATTTTTACATCAAATCAAAACAAGGAGCGTCTATTGATATAGAGGTAAAGCTTGATAGAGATGGTGACTGTAAAAAATCATTATTAGTAGCAAAGGATAAACTGGAAGATGTGAGGCTTGATTTAATACTAGCATTGGGCCAAACTTGAAAAGCTGAGAATTTGGTGTATGGTTATATTAGCAACCGCAAGAGTATTAGGGTGTGTGCGGGAACGGCACTCATTAGGTGCATTAAGTTTATAAGCAATCTGAAAAGTCAGTGCACAGGCGGTCGAAAGCCCGAGATTGTTTATTTTTAAAGAGGTGAATGTATGGCTGAGATTGATAGACTTAAACTTAAAATTACAGAGCTTGAGGATAAAGTCGAGCTAAGAGAAGAGGGTATAGAAGAGTTAGTTAAGAAGTTTATAATAATGGATGAAATGATAAAAATAAAAGCATATCGTGAAGATATTGTGTTTAGAGAGATACAAACAATGGTTAAGGATGTTGTATCTGAATGGGTGTTAAAATAAATGAGGTGTAGATATGGCAGGTAAGCCCACAAAAAGTAACACTATAAAAAAGAGAGCTATGATTGAGGCATTGGAATCCTCTCTCGGAGTGGTTACTACTGCCTGTAATTCTGTTGGAATAAATAGAAAAACACACTATGAATGGATGAATGAAGATGAGCAATATAATGCAGATGTTTTAGAGGTTGATAATATGGCTTTGGACTTTGCAGAATCAGCATTGCATAATAATATCCGTGAGGGGAAAGAAACAAGCACTATATTCTTCTTGAAGACTCGTGGTAAAAAGCGCGGTTATGTTGAGAAAACAGAAGTTGATAATACGCATAATTTTGTAGGTGCGTCACCTATTACATTTGGCGACAACAGTACAAAGGATTAATTTATATCAATGGATAGGCTCATTACCGAAAAGGAACACGTCCAGTTCTCTTCCATTGATTTTTTAAAGGACAATAACAGGAGGCAGTTATGCAGGAAATATGGAAAGATGTAGTTAATTATGAGGGTGTTTACAGTGTTAGTAATCTAGGCAGAGTAAAAAGTTTAGATAGAGTTGTAAAATTTAAAAACACAAAGAGACCAACTAAAGGCAGGGTGTTGAAGAATCGAATACAACAACATGGTTATTATTGTGTTAATTTGTCATATAACGGAACAAAGAAAAATATTGAGGTACACAAACTGGTTGCAATGGCTTTTTTAGATCATCAACCGAACGGACATAATATTGTAGTAGATCATATTGATGGCAATAAGCTAAACAACTGCGAGTGCAATTTACAGTTGGTCTCCAATAGGGTTAATAGTTCAAAAGATCAAAAAAAACTAAACAGAACCTCTGAATATATTGGCGTGACTTGGAATAAGGCTGTGAGTAAGTGGAAGACGCATATACGCCATAAAGGAAAGCAATATTTTATAGGTTATTTTAAAAACGAATTTGAGGCTAGTGTTTATTATCAAAACGCTTTGAGAAATATACAAAACAACGCAAACTTCATTACAGTTATTAGGTCAGAACAAGACAAGAGGATTCTTTTGTAATGCAATTGAGCGATAAATTTATACCATTATTTGAGCTTCTCGATGAAGATTTAGTTAACACCAAATATAAAGATATTCGTTATGTTATTCTTGTTGGAGGGCGTGGAAGTGGAAAGTCTCACAATCTATCAACGTGGATAAATCAAGCATCATATAAAAAGGGGTGGGGTTTTTTATTCTGTAGGTGGGAGATGTCATCTGCGGAAAAGTCAATAATACCAGAGTTTAGGAAAATTGCATCTGATGAAATGATTAACAACGAGACTGATTTTTTGTACAAAAGAACTCAAGTTGTAAACAGGATGTCTGATGTTGTGATTGACTTTGCAGGGCTAAGGCCAAGCTCCAATAGTTCTACTGGTGCGCTGAAATCAATATCAAAGAAAAACGTATTGTGTTGCGAGGAAATAGAAGATTGCCATAATTTTGAGTTGTTTGATAAAGTTGACAATAGTATAAGAACAATAGACCAAAAGAACCTCGTTATATTATGCTTAAATCAAGGTCATAAAAACCACTGGATTTATCAAGAGTTCATCAAGGAATATCGTGATGACACAATGATAATAGAGACATCATACTTAGATAATATCAGATACTTAGACCAATCATTTATTAACAAAGCCGAGAAACTAAAAGAGCGCAACCTTAGGCGATACAAGCACGTATTTCTTAATGAGTGGCAGACTGATACAGACGGGGCGATCTGGAAGCAATCAGACATTTCAGCTTTTAGAATATCAAAAGAAGATTATGAGTCAGATATAAAAAATCAAATAATTGAAACCGTAATCGCGGTTGACCCTGCCGTAACAGATTCAGCAATGACAGAAGCAGAACGACAAGACGCACGCGCAAGAGGTAAAGAACCCGATGAAGATGGTATATTGGTTATGGGTAAAACTCGCAACGGTCATATATATGTAATCGCTGATTTAACATGCCGTGGTAGACGTTCAGATATTGCAAAGGTCATTGTCGGAGCCTACAACGATTATCAAGCAAATTGTGTGATAGTTGAAAAGAACAATGGAGGCGATTGGATAAAGAATGCGCTTAAATCTGTATCGAGGTCAGTAAAGGTTGAGAATGTTACAGCTCGTAAGAATAAAAAGATACGAGCAGAACCAGTGCAAGCTGTGTACGAAGAAGGTATGGTTCATCATGTAGGCGTATATCCTGAGCTTGAGTATGAAATGACAACGTGGGTATATGATACAGGCATGGACTCCCCTAACCATCTTGACGCGCTCGTATGGGGCGGAACATGGTTGATTCAAGAGGAAGTTATCACCACATCTTCCCAAGAGTTCTAAAAAGCTCTTGACAGCTCGCGTTTAGTGTGTTAAGATAGGTTTGTTGACTCGTTAACCAACTTGCAACTAGTTATTCCTTCTTCCAAAAAAGGAGCTACAACTACAACTATTATCGGCAAGGATAATATAAGATAACGATTTTAGCCCTTTAGGATTCTTGCCGATCTTTTTGGGCTTTTTTATTGGAGAAAGATTATGATAACAATGTTGTTAGCTTGGTTTAATGCGAGATATAAACACGACTATGAATCTTTGTTTATAGGTACGTTTTTTCTTGACTATATCATTATTAAAGCACTAGTTGAGGCTTTAACCAACAACCCAATTAACTAGGAGGCGAGAGAATGATTAACTCAAATCAAGCATATCAAAAGCTATTAAAGGCTCAAGAAAAAAACAAATCCCTCGAACAACAAAACGCAAAACTAGAAAGTGAGCTGAGAATATACAAAAATGTTGCAAGTGGAATTGCTGACGAAAGGTTGGCATCTAATGAGTTGTTGGATTTGGAACAAAAAAACGCTAAACTGGTCGAGGTGTTAAAGCTAGCTGATAACATAATACAAGTTAGTTACTGTGAGATTTTAAACATGGTTAAGCCCGAGTATAAAAAAGAGATCGCGGCAGAAATAGAATTAATAAGGAAAACACTAGCGGAGGTTAAGGGTGAGTGAATACACCGTAAAGCTTGGACACGCTGTTAATTTAAATGTCATAGACAATACAAAACAGGAGAACAAAATGCAGAAGTTTGAGGCCAACAAGCCAGTACACATTAAAACCATATTGATGGATAAAAAAGAGACAGCCGAATACATATCGTACAACAAGAAATACAAGCATCATATCGTTGACTACGCAAATGCTTATTTAGGCGTGGAAGATGATGAGATATTCCCCCTTCAACTAATCTGTGATGAGGCGAGGGATGTGATTAAAGAATTAGTTTCTCATGGTCAATCATTTAAGCTTAAAATCAAAACATACAGTCAAAGAGACGAGGCTATATGTTTTCTTCGAGAGAATGCGCCTTCATTTCTATGGCGCGAGGATATAAATAATATGCTTATTTATGTTAGGGTTCCGCAATCTATTGATGTTGGAGATGAGTTTATCTTGACACAAATAAACCTAACAGATGGAGCTAAGACTAGAACAGAGATGCTAAAAACGGGCGAGGTGATTCCTGTTGAGGAGGATGATATTGTTATTTTAGACCCAGATTATCAAAGGCAAATTGACGAATGGCAGGCGAAGTTTATTTATGTAGAAAATGAACTCAAAGAAAAAGACGCGGAAAATGTGAGGTTGGTAACACAAAATAACTTCATGTCAGAAAAAGTAGCTTTGTACACAGTTGCTTTAGCTGAGTTAGATTTCAGTGTAAATAAAATAGAAAACCTGTAGCACAATAAAACTAAATTAAACGTGCTACATAATTAACTCAGCTCAATCATTAATTTGATTGAGCTTTTTTGTGTCGTTTAACATTGATTTTGTAAATGTCAATAGAATGCTATATTAATAAAACTAATACAAACAAATTCAAGGAATAAAGGCTAATGAATTCAAATCTCTCAGTATACCTACCGACATATAGAAAAATGCGCGATACAATGCAGAACGCTATCCACATGAAAATGCGAACAATGGCGCAAAATCCAGCGACTAAATTTAGTGGATGCGATCAAGTTATTGCATGTAATTTTAATGAATACCAAACACCAACGGCTGGCATGATGCGTTCATCTGCTCACGGATATAATAGATTTTGCAAGGTTGTCTATGATTCAACTTGGTATCCGTATCCTCAGGAAACATTGAGCCAAGGCTTGGGAATGATTCAGAATGAGCCACCAACTATTGATTTGCCTTCACAACTTGAGTTTATGAAGACTAACGCAACAGCAAACTATGAGAGCCTCGAAAAAGTAATGGCAATCACGAACTCAGAGCAGATGATTACATCACGAGTTGGCTTGCTTTCTAATCCTGTGACCGGTGTATCAAATGAGCCGTTTAATATATGGATGTACAAGGCTGAAACGATTGAGGATTGGAACCCTATAATTGACCAAAACGGTGAAAGTGATATTGATTGGTTGGTTCTTAAAACGGCAGAAAAGAAAGGCGATAAAGACGTAAGACAGGTTTTATACATTGAGCAAGACGGCTTTTATTCAACTTACAAGACAACGAGTGAGAAGCCAGAGTACGACAA